TGATTCGTGTGAGAGTCGTGAGTTAGAGAAGAGCGCGAAGAATGACTCGCAAGTGATTGATATTACGGTAGATACGCCATCGGAGTGATCGGCCGGCTGATTCCGCCACCACCGGCGCGTGGTGTACCCCCGGCATGGCCCAGAACGCGCCAGGGGCCCCCGCTGCTTTAGACTGTATCTCCTGCCCGATAGATATACCCCGCCTGCTTCTGGGCAAAAGGGTGGTCTAGGGCGGTGCTGGTGAAAAAAAACGGCTGTCAGTGTCGTTTGAGTGACGTACCCGGCCCTATTTTGAGGAGATCGCCTGGGGTGTGGCGGTGGTTTTACAAAAAAAATCCCGCAATTCCCGCAATTCCCGCATTGACATTGCGTTGCTGGGTGGTGTAGGCATGGCTATCCCTAGACCCCCGCCTATATCCGGCTATTTCGACTATGGCGGGGGGGCCTTTTTACAAAAAACCCGGCGTAGTTCTGGTGGTTAGGGTGGTAGCGGTGCGGCTAGGATATGCGAATTTGCCACCTGGGAGGCCCGTGGTGAGGTTTTTGGCGAGTTGGAGGTACGGCAGGATACCACGGCCCTGTTTTAAGCGTAAGGGACCGTGTTTGGAGTGGTGAAAGGCTGCAAAAACTACCCCGGCACACCGTTTTCTTGTCGTGTGCCGACTTGTGCCGGGTCGTGTGCCGACCTAAACCCAGTCGTTTCTTATGCTTACTCTATATAACACTTTGGCACAAGTAATATTATTATAAATGGTATATAGGGTGTGTTTGGGTATATAGGCTTATGTATCGTATATCGCAATACCTCGTATAGGTAGAAGCTGCATGCAGTTTTCCGTGTGCCACGTGTGCCGACCACTCTAAGTTGTTGATAACAAACAAAACCTCCGGCACAGAAAGCACTGTGTTTCGGTGTGCTTGTGTGCCGGAGGTGAGAACCACTAGGTTGTGGTGCTACTGGAAAATCACGTCATGGACGAACCTATAGCGGTTTTGGCTCTCATCTCGCTGCGGGTGCTTGTCGACCTTTAGTCCAACCTCGCGAGCCATTTCGAGGATGGATGACGCCGACCACTTTCCAGGCATGGACTGCTTAAAGCGGTCGATGAAGACAGAAGTGCGGACGGCTTTGTTCTCAATCGGCTCGCATCGAGTGCAATAATGCTCCAGGAACGTGAGCATCGGGTTCTGGTCGTTCCGGTATTCCTCAATCTCAGCCACGCCAGGATCGGAAAAGCGGCCACCCTGATTGTGCAGTCGCTGCGCCCCCTCCAAAGCCCATGACAAAATCCCGTCGATCTCTCCCTTCAGCCGGTCCCAAACGGTCGTGTCTTGCTCGCTGGCGGGGATGACGTGGTTGAAGTGGATCAGCAGGAGGCGGCGGTAGGTGGCGTTTGACTTGTCGTTAATGCGCGGCTTCTTGTTGGTGACGATGACGTGCTTGCAGATGGGGATGTCCATCACCGGGGCGAGGTGCTTGGGGTCGAAGAGGATAGGCTCCTCAGTTGACACGAGGGTTTTGAAGCCACCGTCGGCGATCATGGCGTCACTGGTGAGTTCGGTGAGGAGGTTGACCAGCTTCCCCAGCAAAGGCGCTCGCTTGCGGTCGTCGTCCATATGTTCCACGCTGACGGCGGCGATATTCTCTGATCCGAGAAGCTGCCGGAGGAGGTAGGGGATGGTCGACTTACCGCAATCAGACTCGCCAACGCAGAGCAGCGCCTTCTTGTAGCGGGCGTGAGGCATGAGGCAGTAGCCAAAATACTCCTGTAGCGCCGCAATTTTTAGGTCGCCGTCGCTGTCCTTGCCGAAATACGTGTCAAGGCAGCGCATAAGCTCTGGGCATTGCGCCTTTTCGCTGTATGCCCACGGGATGCACGTCTGGAGGTAATCTTCCTTCCGGTGCGGGCGCATTTTCATGGTGCGGATATCGATGACTCCGTTCGCTACAGGCACTTCGTATGGTTGAATTTGCCGCCATTCGTGTTTATTTGTGTAAATTTTCGAGGTGATGTATGAGGTGATCTCGGCACGGCGGTTTTTTGTGGTGGTTTTCTTGCCATCGGCCTGCAACGCCAGCGTACTGAGCCTGGAAACGGCGATCGGCACCCATTTTTTGCCGTCATACTCGTACAAATTATCGCTGACGTTGATGAAGTCGTGCGATTTGAGCAGTTTTTCGGCGATATCGTTCGGTGGTGCCTCTTTTTCTTCCGGTTCGTCATCTTCTACGGTCTGCTTCGCCTTCACGGCCTTGTCGAGCGCCGACAAGTTGATGTCTTTGAGCCATTTTTTGATTGCGGTCCGGTTTATCTGGTAGACCTCGATGTCCATCGCAGCCAATGTTGAGGTCATCCCCCAGATCATCGCCGGATTGTTCTGCTTCAGCGCCTCGTTCACCTCTTCGTCGAGAAGCGGGTCGTCGATGTACTCGGTTACCGGCTCCATTGTTCACCGCCCCAAGCCGCAAAAGTCCAGGCTTCAAACTCGATAGCGGACAGCGCCGCCAAGTAATCGATGTACTTTTCAGCCAAAGGCATAAATGCTTTCGCCCATAGGTCAGTGTCATGGATGGAGGCGCGGAGTGCTGCGGCCTGCTCGGTAGTGCGCTGCTCTTGGTAGGCGGCGAGGATTTGCTGGCGTGTCATAGAATCCAAGTCTTCAAGGAATGGGATAGAGGTTTCGTAGTCGGGAGCGTTGACCATTTGGAGGCGGGCCAACCGCCGCCACTCCATCGCCTCATCGTGCAGGCGTTGGGCTTTGATCGCTTCGTAGGGGTGAACGGCAGGCTGGCGGGTGAGGGGGATGTTGAGTTCGGCGGCGAGAAGGCGGATGGCGGCGGAGGTGGTGATGGAGTGGTACTTTGAGGCAAAGGTGATCAAGTCGCCTGACTCGCCACACCCGTGACACTTGAAAAACGTAGGGTAAATCTTCAGTGATGGCGTCTTTTCGTGGTGCCACGGGCAAAGCGCCGTATTCGCTTTGATATGAAGGTATTGAGATGCGTATGCGCTAAGCGGCAGCGCCGCTTTGATTTGCTGGATGGGTGTCATGACCTGCCGCACTCCCCAAACTCAAAACGTGCGGAGCGTGCGGCGTTAACCGGGTCTTCTAACCCGAAATACAGATCATCTGGGCGATTTGGGCCGAACGAATTATAGTCTCCGCCAGTGCAGGAATAAAACCTGTGTTCGCACAAGTATTGGTCGGAAAGGTAGAAGTCGTTCCAGTACGCCCCTGGCAGTTCCTCGCCATTACCGAGAACGATCGGATCGTGTCCGAACTCGCACGATCCTACTCCCCAATAGTTCGTTTGGCGTGGAGTGCCGTCCAAAAACAGAACCTCTGCGCCGGATACAGCCGAAAGCATAACGGCTTTTTTTATCTCGTCGTCGGTCGGCCAACCTGGCTTAACTTCCGCCCACATACCAACGGATTTCAAGTAGAAGTCAGGCAGGTATTTCGACCCATCAGGCAGGATAAACCCCTCTGGTTCGTACTCCCAATCACAGCCAATAGCGTCGAAGTATACCGCCCACCTTGCTTCAGTTCGGCTGCGGAAATTGTAGCCCTTGTAGCGAGTTGGGATCGGTGTCATTTCGCCGCCTTTTTCGGCTGCGGCACAGCCTTTTCAAGCACAGTGACGATATAGTCGCTCAGGGTGAGTCGGGCTTTCGCGGCCTCGATCCGGGCGAGGTAGTGTAGGTTGTCCGGCATCCGGACGGTGGTGGCAACTTTGGGGGTGGCTTGCATCTTAGAATCTCAGATGTGTGGTCAGACCTCAACTATACCCCCATTGATTACCAATCGCAACCACAAAATATTGTGGTGTTTAGGAGGTTGACCGCAAGGCGGTAACCGCCTCAGCCAGCGCGGCCATGCCGCCTTCGAGGTCGTGGGCGATCACGTAAATGCCCCCGCAACGCTTGACGGTAGCCTCAAACTTCGCCTGCGCCTCGCGCTGCGTATCCTTGCCAATCTTCACCTCGATGTGGCACACCACGGCTACTCCGTTGATGTGGATCCAGCCGCCTACATCGCCACTACCGACAACCCCGTACTGTACTGGCCGGAACCATGGCGGCGTAATCCCACGCACGATAAACTCAAACGCTCGTTTGAATGTCTGTATAGGGTATGCGCTACCAACATTTTGTCGCCAAACGCGACTTTTTGGGTATTTGCGCTCGACCGCTAGTATCAGCCGATTTTGAAGGTCAGTCGCGTTTGAAGACATACGACATCCATTGTCGCGGAACTTCCTCCCCGGTGGAGAATTTGTATCGCATTAGTGCTGCTCCAGGCTTATGACCTGCGGCCTTTCCTTGCGAAACTATGGCCTTTAATTTTGCCAGCTTTTGATCCTCGGTCATGCGCGATTGCGCGGCTTCAATT